GTAAGCGTGTGCCTCCAATGTCTCCTAATAGAGAACGAGAAAAATACGCAAAGAAAATGCTTGCTTTAATCAATCAGAAATTAGATAGTGGTTGGTCTCCTTTTTATGATAACCCCAACAATCAATATAAATCTATTGACTATTGTACAGATTTATTTCTGAAAATGCAAGAAAAAGAAGTGCAGGACGGAATAAAACGCCCTGACACCCTCAGAGCTTACAAATCTTTTTTGGATATTCTAAAAAAATATATGGAAGAAAAGAAAATTGCGCTTAAATTTCTTGTAGAAATAGATGTATTTTTCTTACAAAATTATTTGGATTATCTATATTTCGAGAAGAAAAATAGTCCAAGTACTTATAATAATCACCTACGATTTATGAATATATTTTTGCTATGGTGCAAAGGCAAAGGTTTTATCTCTGCAAACCCTGCCGAACATATCAAAACTAAGGCTAAAACACAGAAAAAGCGTGAAGTATTACCTCCTCATATTAAAGACGAAATAAAGACCCTCCGTGCCTCCGATTTCCATTTTTACATTTGTTGTATGCTCACCTATTATTGTTTTATTAGGCGAACAGAGCTAACAAAGTTAAAAGTATCAGATGTGTTTTTATATAAAGGCTATATTATTATTGATGGGCAAAATTCTAAAAATAAAAAGACGGAAAGTGTAACTATCCCTAATGCTTTTTTACCCGACCTTGCCCAACACTTAGCAACAGCCAACAACAACGATTTTCTTTTTAGTAAGGATTTCAAAACAGGAAAAACACCTATAAACCCTAAAAAGATTACGGACACGTGGGCAAAATATCGTAAAATATTCGGATTTGATGATAAATATCAATTCTATTCGCTAAAAGATACAGGAATTACAGACTTACTCAATAGCGGTATTCCTGCTATAAAAGTAAGAGACCAAGCACGACACTACGATTTGAAAATAACAGAAAGCTATACCGCAAGAAATAAATTTGCAGATGAAACACTCAGAAATTCGAGTTTTGAATTTTAATTACGTGTGTGCGTGTGTGTGTCTAAGGCTGTAAATTAGCGAAAAAAGTTGTATTTTTGTATGGAGTGTATGTATGTTTTTGTAACATATTGAATAACAGATTGTTAATAAACGGATTTTCCACATACAGATTTTATTTCAGCCTTTATTTTTGTATGTAAGGGGGCGGGTGTTTTGTATGGTAAGGGGTATTGGATACCCTTTTTTTTGCTCGTCTCTGTATTATTGGGTTTGGGGCGAGGGTTTTATATGGAGAAAAAACGCAAAAAAACCCACTCAACGGGTCTGTTTGAGTGGGTAAAATCGAAAAAAAATGTGAAAAAAGTTGTTTATGCAAAAATATTATTATGTTGTATTAATTTTAATCGTTTTGCTATAAGTTCTACTATATGAACTGTTACGGCGTTGCCTATAAGTTTGTAGCGCCGTGTTCTTGATATGCGCTTAATAGTATTTTTATAATTGCCGTATTGCGTCCAGTTGTCAGAAAAACCTTGCAAGCGTTCGCATTCTATTTCTGTGAGACGACGAATGCCGTCTAATAGGTTGTTTTCTTGAAAGGCGTTACTCGATATAGTAGGGCAAATGGTGAGGTCTGCACCTTTATTTTTACCTCTTGCCAGTTGTTTTATAATAGTCATATCAGAGTGCAACCCTCCTGAGTGTCCTCCGCCTGTGAGTGCTTTTGCTTTTCTTGGAATTATGTAAGTATCATCTGTATTCATATTTCCATTAGCTTTAAGTGTTCCACTAAGTTCGGGGCGAAATTGGTATTTTTTTTTCTTAGTAAATGAGAAATCATTTTCTTCGATAGGAAATACACCTGGCTCACTTCGTCCTGCAAGATGTCCGATAAGGTATATTCGCTCTCTATTTTGGGGGAGTACCCAGCTTGTATTAAGCAATTGCCATTCAAGTCGATAACCCCCAATGTTGGCAAACGCTTGGATAATCGCCCAAAAGTCTGCGCCAGAGTTTGAGGAGAATGCTCCTTTAACATTTTCCCAGATAAAAACACTTGGTCTGACCCGAGCCACGAGGGTAATTGCGTACTCGATAAGGCTACTTTTGCCTCCTTTAAGCCCCTTTCTTTTTCCAGCCAGGCTGAAATCCTGACAAGGCGAGCCGAAAGTGATAATGTCAATGTCTGCAAAGTCTCCTCCGTGAATAGAGGTAATGTCTCCGATGTATTTTGCATTTGGAAAGTTGTATTTATAATTAGCAATAGCATGTTTGTCTATCTCTGAAAAATAGTGTTCTGTGAAGTGGTAGCCTGCCCGCTTAAATCCAAGTGAAAAACCACCAATTCCACTAAATAAATCTATGATTTTCATTTATACTAATTGGGTGTTTTAAAATATTATGTTATATCGTTTATCTCAAATTTGATTTTTACTAATTCTATCATAGCTAAATACTCTTTTGCAAATTTATTATTTCCGTGAGTTTCTATTACTTTTTTTTTGAACTCTTCTAAGTTTGCAGAAAAACAACCACATATTACAGAAATTTCTTCTGTTGTTGTTTTGAAGAAAGTAGTCATTCTATTTCTACTGCCAAAACAAGAAAAAACGCAATAGTCATTGTTATCTTTAATTTGAGCTTCTCCAGCTATTAGAGCTTCTCCAATATCTACATTCTTAAAAACTTTTGCGTTTCCATAAATCTCAGCACTTCCGAAAATTACTGCTGTATCATAAACTTTTGCATTTCCATAAATTTCAGAGTTTCCAGAAACTAATGCGCTTCCATAAATCTCGGCGCTATCGAAAACTCTTGTATTCTCAAAAACTTGTGCGTCTTCATAAACTTTCGCTTTATCTCTAACTAATACATTTCCTGATATTTCAGCATATCCAAAAACTCTTGCATTTCCAAAAACATTTGCATCTTCAAAAACTCTTGCATTTTCAAAAACTCTTGCATTTCCAAAAACCTTTGCTTCGCCTCCAACCCACGCATTGTCTGCTAAATTTTCGTATTTCTCAATCCACCCGCCTAATTCACCTTTTTCAACTTCGTGTTCTGGTAAATCTTTGGTAGCTCGTATTCTGTGTAATATTTTATTATAGACAGCGATAGTTTCGCCTGTAAATTCGTAATGTCTTTCCATTTTTCTTTAAAATTAAGTTATTTCTCACGAAAAAAAGTATAAATACACCATTTGAAAAAATACCATTTTTCCTCTATCATAGTAACCTCGCAGGCGTCGTCTAAGTGATAAATTGTTTTAATTTTCATATCTATAATTTATTTCATAACTACAACAAATTCATTACCTGCTAAGGTGTTTAGAAGGTCTATCTTGGACGGAAAAAGCCCTTTTTCATCATATTTATAGCGTTCTCCAAAATCATCTTTAAGTAAATAAGATATGTCTAAATCCTCTGCTCCTTCTTTATTAGTTATTGTGATATAAACACTTACAACTTCTCCATATACAATCTTTTCAGAATATATAAAAAACACACATTGGCCAAGTTCGAATTTTGTTCTGATTTCCATAGCTTATATATTTTAGTTAGTGAAATAAGGGTCAAGTACTTCGGAAAATCCATTGAGGTATTCGAAGGCTAGTAACACTTCCTGAGGAAGCTCTCCAGAAGCTATATCACAATGGCGCATAATCAGGCGGGTATTTTCGTAGATTAATATACGCATATAGCGGGTAAAAGCCTGTACGCTGATATCTTCGGCGAAGAATTGATTAACCGCTTCCACATCAAAGCAGTAAGTGCTGGGGCTACTGTTATTCACCACAGCGGGGTTTTGTCCTTGTTCTAACATATAAGGTATAAAAATTAAAAGTCCGTGGGTGGGTGCTGTTAGAACAAGGGCTTACGCAATTGTTTGTATAGCATTACTGCTATACGACACCTCCACGGATATATCGTAAATAATATGTATTTGCAATAAACAATTATTGCCCTATGTTCTAACGCTGCAAAGGTACAACTAATTTTGGAATAAACAAGGGAAAAACAAAAAAACTTTCACGTGAGGGGTGAAAGTTTT